AAATTGCCGTAAGTTCCAGCCGCTTCTAAAGCAGCCTGGTTAGAAATACCCAGGTTCTGTGCAGCGCTTGCGCCAAACTTCTCAACTTCGGCAGCGCCCTCGCCAAAGACAACTCGGACCTTTGATAAGGACTCTTCCATATTTGATGCAGCCATTACGGACTGCTTGGCAAAGGCCGCAACTTGAGAAGCCGCAAAGGTGGTACCAAGTGCAGCGCCGACCTTCTTGAGGTTGCCCACAAAGTTAGTCATACCTGTGCTGCTCTTTTTTACATTGTCATCTACGCCCTTGATCGCGGACTGCGCCTGAGCCAGGCCTGTTTTCAACTGACTTACATCGGCTACGAGTTGGATGAGTAGCGGAGGAAGCGTAGATGCCATCTCTTATCCCCTCAGGTATTGCACGAATGCGCCAGTAAATGTCCTGTTAAGTTTACCTGATTGTTTCAGGCTTTCAGCGGCAGGAGCAAGATAAGGGTATTTTACTCCCGACTTCCATTCAGGAAGTCCCATTTCAACGGCGCGTGCATACACCATCGAAGCGCCAACCTCTGCGATGTAACTACTGCCGAAGCCGATCTTTGTCTGCGAATAAATAGAACGACGCAAGTTACCAGTCATAACATTTGGACCAGGTCCAGTTCCAGGGATGTGGCCTTGGCCTCGCGGGTGAGTTCCTGTGTTTGCGTTCTTTTTCGCTTCTCGTTCAACAGAAGCCGCAGCCATGCCTATGGCATAACGCGCCGCGTTATTAAGATCTGCTTCTGTTCTATTGAATGCAGCCAAGAACTGAGCCAGGTTTGTGAACTCAATTGTCACTCTCGCACCTCGCTTTGCATCTTAGTTACAGTTGCTGCTATTCCCAACAACCAATCAGCGGTCCCTGCGGGTAGATCATCCACTTGCGCGGGTGTCCATCCAAAGCGATCAGCGAACTGAAAGTAGTACCACTCCTCATCGGGGTAATCTAAATCAGGTCGGCGCTCGCCACCCTCAAGCCACCACCTTAAGCGTTCGAGTTGTCGGTACCCGCTTTTGGGTCTTGCTCGTTCTCAGGTGTTTCGCCCAAAGATGGGAACAGATACTACTGCGCATCCTTTGTAGCGTCAACCAAAGCATCGTAATCTTTCATTTCTAACTCATCTAAGTTCTCAATCTTGAGAGCAGGGATAAGCAGGTCCAAAGACCAGTCCTCAATAAGCATCGCAATCAAAGCATCGCCTAAAGCCATGGCGCGAGTTAGATCTCCGCCTTCAACATCTGCTGTCTTTAGCACGCGTTTGCGATCCTTAACGCGTAATGATTTAGGGTCCTTCATTGTTACGGTTACACCCGAAGGTAGTGTTATTTTCTCAGCCATTTTTGCCTCCATTAGTTTGCCTTCCTCACATCATAACTGATAGGGAGCAGGTGGGCGGGATGGCGGGAAGGCGATCGCCATCAACCAATCCCACCTGCTCTTGACCTTATGCGTAGGTTCCTGATGCTTTCGCGTTCTGTAGGACCCACTTAATCGGTGCAAATCCGCCTGTTGATCCAGCGTCAGTTGTGTTTCCCTGGCCGTTTAGATCAATAGAGACCTGCACAAAGTCCTCGCCGCGTTCAATAACGGCTGCTGTGTAAGCGCCCTTAGTGATTGTGGCTTGGAGTTGAACTGCTGCTGCGCCCGCGCCGTATGCCCAGTTAAGAACGATGGCTGGCTGTGAGTTGTTCAGGTAGCGAGTTAGTTCTGTGTCATCCTCCATGATGAAGGTGATCTTGCCTGTTACCTCAAGAGGTCCCAAGAAAATGTTGTATGGGTTCTGAGTTGCGCTGATGCCATAAACAGGAGTGACTGAACGAGCCATGTCGATGTTTCCAGTCATTGAGTTGGAAACGGCAGAGCCAGCGATGCTTACAGTTCCACGCCACACCTGTGTAGGTAGAAGCGTTGAGAATGCAGGTGTTGGATCAGAAACTGCTGATGACTGCCAGCCTGTTGTCTTTGTATCGTACTCAAGCATTCCGTCAGCGTTGAACTTCAAAGAGAAGTCGCTGAACTGGCAGCCTGGATAAGAGCGAACATCCGCTGCGTAGAAGTCAGTTAGTGTGTAAGAGATTGGCTGATCATCTGCGCCTGATGTGAGGCTGTTCTTTAGCGAAATTGTGTGTGTGTAAGGTGCTGAAGCGCCTGTTGTTGCTACTGAACCTAGAAGTCCCGCGATCGCATAACCAACTGTGTCGGCAAATACTGCGCCGCCAAAGTCAAAGGTTGAGCGTGTGCGACCTTGTAGGTAGTTGTAGTTCACAACATTGGAGCCACGAAGCCCTGTGTCGTAGAGCGGATCAACAACATCGACTGGCTTGATGTTGTCCTTTGCTACTGGGATAAAATCGGTCGGTGCAACGATCGTACCCTTGGTTGCTTCTTTAGCGATACCCAGGTACGAGCGTACGGATTGCTGTACTGACATTATTCACTCTCCTTAGAGTCGGAGTCTGACGCGGCAGACTTAGTTGGGGCTGGTGTTGGTACTGCTGGCTTCGCTGCTCCTGCTGCTGCGCAGTCAGGATGTGTAAAGCCTTCGGGTGCGTCAAACTCGTCACCTGGTTTTACTGTGATCCCCAGCGATGGGAACACTCGTTCATCTGTTCCGTTGTATTTCAGTTTCATGTTTGCTCCTATGCTTGGATCATTTCAGTAACATCGAATTCTATCTCAGCAAACACTTCGGAAGCGCCCTCATTGGTAGTTGAGACTTCTCCGTAGCGTGCGTTGATGATCGGTTCGGCTCCTTGCCACACTAGGTTACCCGTTGGGTCGCCAAAATTGTGGTCGGAACGCAGCCGCTCTTTGATGTTGTCGATTAGCACATCAAAATCATCCATTACATCCTCTGCGTTGCGATGCATTGAGTGGGTATAAATCTGCAAAACAATCGTGTAGTCCACACGCTTCCAACCACTATGCGCACCGCCGATCGCCAGGCGTGTTTCTCTTTCTGCCGCGATGAAAATAACAACGGCCGAACGAGTTAATTGTCCAGGCTGAGAGTTGACCTGATAGTTGATGCGCTTGGGAAAGGAAGTAAAGACCTGGTTCAAGTTTGTAATCTGTGGGTTGGAAATAAACGCCGCGAGCGTGTTTCGGACCCCTACGCGGCCAGATCCTGCGGTACTTAGCGACCATGTCCAAAGCCAACTTGATCTCACCGCCATAGCGTGTAGCCCCTGGCAGACTCGCTTGAGGTTGGGTTGTGATGTTCATGGTTAAAGAGTTGTCGCCTCGAACCTTGATGAAAGCGGTGGTGATCAAGATGCACGCTTCCTTGATCGCGTTCGGCAGGTTGCTCACTTGAGTTCCTGCGGCGTGGGTATAAAGCAAAGGCGAAGCCAAAGAAACGGTTGTGCTGCCGTAGGTATAAGCGCTAGAAACATAAACAGTCTCGGTATTGGCCCCATCAAAGATACGCAGCATTTGGCCAGCCACAATTCCAGTCGCCCGCTCAACAACAAGGCTTGAAGCCCCTGCTGTGGCAGTTACGATCGGGTTGTTAACGAAGCCCGCTACATAGGTGTACTTAGTAAAGATCTGTTGAGTTGGCGATCCGCCACCAAAGGCCAAAGGACCCTGGCTTGACCAGTTCAAAGCCATGGATGAGATTGGGATGATGATCTGTTGGGCCTCGAACCAAGCGTTAGAACAGTCGGTCAAAGCCGACAGAAGGTTAGGCGTTGGGCCGTAGTAGAAAGACTCCAGGGAGATGATCGGACTTTGATTTGGATGCAAGGAGATGTATCCCTGCGGGGTGAAGCGTGTGCGCTGGGTCTCTGTTTGGCGATTGGCCACCAGGTTTTGGTTCAAATATTCATCCATGAAAGATGAAGCGCGAAGGATAACCCGAGCCAACTCCGCGTCTTGGGCAGCAGCGTTTCCACCGACTACCAGGTTGTCATAGTCGATCGAGGTCGGAGCGTTCTTATACTCCGCAACCGTCAAATATGGCCGCTCGGAGAAAGTGTCGAGTGTTACGCCTGTTGTCATTTATTCTCCATCTCGCGGGATGTCTTTGGCCTCGATGCCGCAACGACCGCATTTGCGAAACCAACCGTTGAAACCACATTCTACGCAAGTAAATCCTCGTTGGAGGTCGCCAGCGCTGTAAGGATTAAGAGATGCTTCAAAGAAGCCCTCTGCCTTCATCGCCTTGCCCGCACTTGCGCTTTCAACATTGTAAATACCGCTGCGATCGGGAAAGTAACTTTTGCCGCCTACTACCGTTTCTTTTACACCACGGTCAGGTGCTACATATCTGCCCATTGTGATCCCTTCCTCTTTGGAATAAAGAAGGGTGCGCCCACTATCTGACGCACCCTCCTTCTTTATTCAATTG